ATCGCGCTTTGGTCATCAAGGCATTGTCGGATGCCCAGGCGATGGTCGATGCCAATCTGGCGGGCAAATATCAGTTGCCGCTGGCCAGCGTGCCGCCGCTTGTCGAAATGCTGGTGTGCGACCTGGCCCGCCTTCGCCTTTATCCTGGCGGCGCGCCGGAAGGCATTGCCGATGCCGCGAAATCGGCGACGCGAACGCTGGAACGCATTGCCAGCGGCCAGATGCAACTGGGCGTTGCCGCCGCCGAGGCACCGCCACCTGCCGCCACGACATCGATCCTCATCAGTCCTGGTCGTCGGCAATATCCCGATGGCCTGTGCGATTATTGAAGGGCTGAGGCATGGCCGACGCGGTCTTCATTGATGTCGAGATCAGCAACACGCTGAGCGATGCGCTTAATCGCGCGATTGCCGGTTCGTCAGACCTGTCGGTGCCGATGAGCGATATCGCCGGTCATCTGGCCAGCGAAGCGCAATTGCGCTTCGAGACGGGCACCGATCCGGCTGGAGTGCCGTGGAAGCAATCGAAACGTGCCATGGAAGACGGTGGCTTGACGCTGGTGCTGTCGGGCGACCTGAAATCATCCATCCGTGAAGACTGGGGGCCGGATTATGCGGCGGCCGGTCCCGAGGCATCGGGCGGCGCTGCCGTCTATGCCGCGACCCATCAATTTGGCGCAACCATTGAACAGGCAAAGGCTTTTGGTGGCCGCGTTCTCGCTGATGTCGTCATCCCCAAGCGCGAATATCTGGGCTGGAACCAGGAGAGCGAGGATTATGCGCTCGCCACGCTTGGCACGTTCATCAGCGGCCAGTTCGAGGGCAGTGCCGCAGCAACGCCGGGTGCCGCCTGATGGACCTGTCGCTTGCCCCCATCATCGACAAGCTGCGCGCGGCGGGCCTTGATCCGGTCGAAGGCCTATTGGAGCTGAAGGCGATGACGGCGCCGCCTGCCCGGCTGCCCGCCTATTTCGTGGTGCCGACCGACGAGACGGCGCAGCCCAACAATGTGGCCGGCGCGCGCGACCAGCGAGTGACGGTGGCGTTTTCGGTCATCATCACGCTGCGCGGCGCGCGCCATGGCGACACAGTGAACGACGAACTGAAACAGACGACGCGCCGGGTGAAGGACGCGCTGACCGGATGGACGCACCCCGATGCATCTTCGCCATGCGATTATGTCGGCGGCAGGCTGCTGTCGGGCAGTGGAAGCACGATCGAATGGCAAGTGCGGTTTAGCACCCGGTATCATTTGAGGAGGCCGTCTTGAAACCCAGCAGCCAGAAACCCGGCAGCCAGCAGTCGCCAGTCACCAACGGCACCGCGCAGGCAGCCGACCTGCCGACCGCGCCGCGCCCGCGTGACGCCCAGGGTCGTGAACTCGACCAATGGGGCCTGCCACGCAGTGGCCCGGCCCGCGCGGCGCGGTTGCAGGCGATGAACATGGCCGACCCTGAACTTGACCCCAGCGGATGGACGGCCGCGCCCGATGCGTCGTCCGCCGCTGCATCACCAAGCGGCGCCGATGCCGATACCGTGAAGGACTGATCCGATGGTTGATTTCTATTCGCTTGCCCTTGCCAAGAAAGAAGCCACCTACGGCGTCGATAGCGTGCCGACCGCAGCGGCCAACGCGGCGTTGACGCGCAACCTGACCGTCAAGCCGATCGCCACCGACCGTATCGACCGCAATCTTGATCGCCCGGTGCGCGGCCGCCGCAAGGATGCAGTGAGCAACCAGCGCCAGACGGCGAGCTATGAACTGGAAGCGGCAGGTTCAGGCGCTGCTGGCACCGCGCCTGCGTGGATGGAGCATCTGGAATTTTGCGGCATGGCAGTGCCGACGCTGACGGCGGCGACCAGCGCGGTGCAGCGTTTTGCCGCCTTGGGCACCGCCTTGTCCTCGGGCACGCTTTACACCTGGAACGGTAACCAGAAGCGTGTTGGCCTGGGCGCGCGCGGCACGTTCAGTTTCGACTTCACTGCCAATGCCTATCCGTTCTTCAAGATCGACCTGACCGCATTGTTGCCGACTGCCAATCCGGTGACCGATGCCAATCCGCCAGCGCCCGACCTGACCCGCTGGATCGACCCGGTCGAGGTGAACACCGCCAACACCGATTTCAGCCTGGGCGGATATTCGCCGGTGCTGAAATCGATCACCGGCGATGCGAATGCCAATGTAAAGGCGCGCAACCTGGTGGGCGCCAATTATATCCAGCGCGGCAATCACGGCATCACCGGCCGCATCGTGATCGAGGCGACGACGATCGCCCAGAAGAACTATTTCACCAACCTGCAAGTCGGCGACGAAATCGCGTTCACGCTGACGCACGGCGTCGATCCTGGCAATATCGTCGAACTGGCCAGCACGCATTTGCAGGTCACCGATATCGAGCAGTCGAACGAAGACGACGTGCTGCTGATGACGATCAGTTACGGCCTGAACGTCGGCGCGACCAACGACGACCTTGTCATCACCGCCCGCTGAACTTGCTCTGGCGGCCGCGATCGGCGCGGCCGCCATGCCGACCGAATAGGAGTTTTCATGTCATACAAGATCGTCAAGAAACCGCTGGTCTGGTGGCCGGTAAAAATCGATGTCGCGGTTGATGGCGGTGCGGTTGAAACGCACATGTTCGACCTGCGTTTCCGGCGGATGAAATCCGACGAACTGCAAGCGTTGAAGCCGGAGCTGGAAGCGGCGATGGTTATCGAACGCGATCCGCAGGACCATTCGCTGCCTGTGCTTTATGCTCAGTTGGTTGCATTGCTGGCGACCGACTGGCGCGGTGTCCTGTCCGAAAACGACGAGCCGTTGGCGTGGGACGTTCCCGATGACTGGGCGACCACGCTTGATGCGGATGGCAAGCGCGCCGCGCTTGATGCGCCAAACCTGACGGCGATGATGCGTGAGCCTGACATGTTCGTCGCCATCTACAACGCGTTCCTGGCGTGCATGAATGCGCGCGCGGAAATCCGCGCGGGAAACTGAAAGCCGTCGCGGCAAGCTGGGCCAAGGGACGCGGCGGGAAAAAGGCGGAGGATGCGTTGAGCCAGGCGGCCGGTGCGCAGATCGATGCGATCATGGCACGCCGACAAGCCGTCAACGGCGCGAACGAACCCGAAATCGGGCCAGATGAGGCTGATGCCGTGACGCTGTTCTTCACCCTTGGCACCCAGTGGCGTTTCCACCCCTTTGCCGGAAGCCCGACAGGGATTGATTATGCCGCCATTCCAGCCGTGGCGCAGATGCTGGGCATCGTGATGACGCCGATGCTGATGCACGATCTGCGCATCATGGAAGGCGCGGCGCTAGCGGTTTGGAACGCGAAATGACCGAACTCGTCATTGGCGTAAAATTGAAAGCGGATGGCAGCGGCCTTGTAACCGAGTTGACGCGCACCAACAGCGCCGTCGCCCAAACTGGCACGGCGGCAGCGCAGGCAAGCGTCGGCGTGCGTGAGTTGTCGCAAGCGAGCAACGAAGCCGCCGCCTCGACGCGCAGTGCCGCCGCCGAAAGCAGCCAGGCGGCGGTGGCGATGTCCGCCCTGGCGACGGAAACCGCGCAGGTGGCGAATGTCGTTAATCAAACGGCCGAAGCGCACGGCAAGGAAAGCACTGCGGCCAATCGATCTGGTCAATCGGCCCAGGCTTTGGCCAATGAGAAGCTCAAGCTATTCGCGGCTGAGGAACGCTTGGAATCGGCGCTTGGCCGCCTGGCACTTGCACAGGAAAAAGCTGCCAGCGCAGCGGATGACGATGCCGAAGCGCAACGTAGGGCCGGTATTGCCATTGCCGAAGCGCAAGCCAGTGCCGCCAGCGCGCAGGTTGTGCTCAACAAAACACAGGCAGCATTCAACAAGCTGAGCGGTGCAGCCAACGACAACAGCAAGGCATTGCGCGGCCAGCAATTCGCCATCCGTAATGTAGGGCAGCAAGTCGGCGATTTCGGTTTGCAGGTCGCCACCGGGCAGGACCCGGCGCGCGCCTTTGGCCAGCAGATCGGGCAGGTTGGCTATGCGATGTCTGACCTTGGCGGACGCGCGGGCAAGGTCGGCGCGTTCCTTGTCGGGCCATGGGGTATCGCGCTGACGATCGCGTCGGCGGTACTGGCGCCATTCATCGAAAAACTGTTCGAAACCGGCGCTGCTGCCGATGACCTGGACAAGACGCTGGCGGCGGCAGCGCAATCGGCCGACTCGTTCGGCAATGCCCAAATTCTGCTGGGCAAGATCATCGACCTGAGCACTGATAAGCTAAAAACCCAGAACAAGGTGCTGATCGAATCTATCAGAAATCAGGCCGAACTGGCGCTTGTGCTTGGCCAGGCGGACGAGAAAAAGGCGCGCGACAAGATCGGCGCTGTCGGTAAGCCCACGCTGCTCGATACGCTGGCCGACACCGGGTTCCAAGGGCCGTCTTATCTGTCTGGCAGCGGCGCTGCTGGCGACAATATCAACCGTAATCTCCAGCAGCGCGCGAAGGAAAATGCATCGATCGCCGCGTTGCGTGACCAGATATTAAATGGCCAGATCAACGATCCGACCGAGATCCGCAAGCGTGTCGATGTGCTGGCGCAGGCCGGGCAATTGGCCGGGCGCAGTGCCGAACAGGTCATTGAACTGAAGAATGAACTGTTTTCGTTGCCCAAGGCGCTGAACGACCAGAAAGCGGCAAGGGAAGCGCTGGATGTCCTCGATGGCAAACCGGTCCCCGCCGACCTGAAGCCGTTCCAGAAAGACAAGGCGCCCAGGAAGCCGAAATCAACCGCGGCCAATGATGAGTTTGGCCGTGATACCGGTGATCGGATCGCGGGCATCATCGGCCAGTTCGACGGCACGCCCAGGCTGATCGACCAGATTGACGGCAAGGTTCGCCAGCTCAACGATGTCATCGACGATCTGGGCCGCAAGAAGCCGCCCAATTTCGAGGTGCTGATAAAGCAGGCCGAACAGGCAAAGACGATCGTCGCCGAAGGGCTGATCGACAATGTTGCCAAGGCGTTCGAAAAGCCGAAGACGCTGGGCGAACAGGCAAAGGTCGCTGTCGCGGAACTGGATGCGGAGATCGTCCAGCTTGGCAAGGCGCAGCCTCCTGGTTTTGAAAAGCTGATCGCCGATGCGCAGCGCGCCAAAGGCGTGATCGAAGACAGCCTGAACAAGCCGATCAATGATTTCCTGGATGCGCAGAACGAGCAGTTGCGCATCGGTGAATTGCTGGCGCAGGGCAGGCAGAGCGAGGCCGATGCACAGCGCGTCATCGTCGGTTTCGAAAAGCAGAAGCTGGAACTCAACCAGGGTCAGCGCCAGGAGATAGAGGCGACCTTTGTCGCGCTGCGCGCGCAGGCCAAGGAACTGGAGGCGGTGCAGAAGCGGCAACAAAATCTGTTGCAGCTTACATCCAATGTGCGCGGGTCGATCACTGATGCGCTGGCGGGGCAGAGCACGGACCTGGGCGGCGCGATCCTTGACGCATTCCGACGCGCCTTTGCCGAGCAGATCACCCAGCGTTTCGTCGATCCGATCCTGAACCAGATCAACGACAAGATTACCGGCGCCAATACCGAACAACAGGCAGCCGAAAAGTTCAGCGGCGCGGTGACCACGACGATCAGCCCGTTGCAGTCGCTGGCCGATAATGCCGACAAGGCTGCCGCCGCGCTGAACACGGTAAGCGCGCCAGCGCCGGTTGCCGGTATCAGCGGTCTGGCGGCGAACGACAATCCGTCGCCAGGCGAGATATTGGTGACCGCCACGCGGTCAGGTTCGGCATCGTCGATCAAGACGGTCGAGGACGTGGCGTTTGCCGTATCCAATGCATCGATATCGTCGTTGAAGCTGTTGTTCGAAAAACCGTTGACCGTCGATCTGACCGACAAGTCGGTGAAGTCGTTCAGCAAGGGCCTGGATGGCATCAAGCAGGGCCTGGGCGCGGCGGTGGGCAAGGCCTTTGGCGGCGCCGAAACCGGGCTGGCTGTATCCGGCCTGGCGAAGTCGCTGGGCATCAAGCTCGACAGTACCGGTTCGGCAATCGGCGGTGCGATCGGCAGCTTCGTGCCCATACCTGGTGGCGACATCATCGGATCGATCATCGGCGGCCTGATCGGCGGACTGTTCTCGCCAAAGGCACAGGCGAAAAGCGGTGCTATCACCAGTGCGACCGGCAAAGTGGCGATTTCGGGGACCAAGCAGGACCAGATCGACACTGTCACCCAATTGGTCGGTTCGGTCCAGCAAGGCATTCAGCAGATTTCCAGCGCATTGGGCGCTGAGCTTGGTGCGTTTTCGGTGTCGATATCGAAACGCGAAAAGGTTCTTGCCGTGGACACGACAGGAGCGGGTCGCCAGACAGGCCCCGGCGTTGCCAATTTTGGGACAAATGACGAAGCTGGCGCAGTAGCCTATGCCATTGCCAACGCGATCGCCGACGGCGCGATCAAGGGCATCAGTGCCAATGTCGCCAAGGCGCTGCAATCATCGACTGACATCAACAAGGCGGTGGCGGAGGCGGTTAAGGTCCAGGACCTGGAAAAGCTGGTCGGCGGGTTCGACCTGCAAGTGAAAACCGCGTTCGACGCGCTCAACAAGACGGCCGCCGACCGGATCGACATCGCCAAGCGTTATGGTTTCGACCTGTTGCAGGTGGAAAAGATCAATGCCGACCAGCGGGTGCAATTGCTCGACGCGACATTGAAATCGCGGGTCGGATCGCTCCAGGACTTTTTGCAGAGCATCAAGTTCGGCGATTTGTTCGAAGGATCGGCAACCGACCGGCGAACCGCGATACAAGGCGAAATCGTCAAGGCGCAAAAAGATGCCGAAGCCGGTGTGGCAGGGGCGGCCGATACGCTGGCCAGCCTGTATGACCAGTTGGTGAAAACCAGCCGCGACGCATTCGGCACGGCAGGCAGCGAGTTTTCCGCAGACCGCAACGCGGCGATCACCAATGTGTCGCGCGTCGTCCAGATCGAAACCGACCGCATCAATGCCAACGCTGCCGCCCAGGCCGCGCAGATCGACACGCTGAACAATATCGCTGGCCAGGCCAATGAGAGCAACGACCTGCTGACCAATATCAATTCAAGCCTGGAAAGCATCAACCAACGGCTTGCCAGTGCCGGTGGCGGCCAGTCTTCTGGCGGTTCGATCGACTTTATCGACCTGGTCGCACGCAACAAGAGCTACGCCTGATGGCGCGCGTCATCCTGATCGAGGCCAGTCCGTTTTCACCCGCCACCGGCGCGTTGGTGCCAGTACGGCTTGCCGGTGGAGGATCGCGGCCATTCAATCATCGCGGATATAATGACTGGCGCGATTGCATCGTTGCCGAACCGATGTTTACCGCCAGCATCGAATTGTCCGATGCCGGTTGGACCGGGCGATCGGTGCCATCGGCAGCGGCGATTACCGTGCAGGGCGGCGCCAATGATCTGGTCGACGATCTGATGCAGTTGGTGTGGAATGGCGCGCGCCTGACCATGTATTCAGGCGACGATGCTGTCGCCGATCCAGTATGGACCATCGAAACCAAAGGCAATGTCGCTGACCTGATGGTGCGCGACGGCCAGATGCAGATCGTCATGTCCGACTTGTCAGGCGACCTTGGCCTGGCACTCGCCAGCGACACATTTGCCGGAACGGGTGGGCTGGAAGGTGGCACTGAAGCCGAAGGCCGAACCAAGCGCCGCAGTTGGGGCCAAGTGTATAATGTCGAGGGCCGGGTGCTCGACAAGGCTAACAACATCTATGAATTTGGCGATACCTATCGCCCGATCCAGGCATTTGTTTCAGTCAAGGATCGCGGCCGTACCGGGCCGATAAACTATGTCGGCTGGGCAGGATCGGCGGCAGCTACGCTTGCGGCTTTGCAAGCTGCATCCGTGCCAGGTGGCGGGGCGGCCGTCGCGGCATCGATCGCGTGCGTCAAATGGTGGACCCAGCCTGCCGGTCCGCTGACCGCCGACCTGTTGGGTGAGATCGGCAGCGGATATGTCGAGACCGTCGCGCAGATCGCCCAGCAGATCGTCGCCGGCGTCGCGCCGACCATCACCTTCGCTGGACTTGCTGCGGCAACCGCGATGCGGCCTGATCCAGCGGGTATCCATCTGCCAGATTCATCGACGACGGCAGCATTGGCGCTCGACCAATTGCTGGTTCAGGCATCGCTGCTTTGGGTGTTAAGCCCGGCAGGCGATATCCAGTTGCTGCCTATTGGCTATGCCGATCCGGTTGAAACCATCGTGGCGGACCAGGTTGAACGCGTAGCGAGCTTAAGCCCAGTTGCGACCTTCGCCATCGGCTATCAGCACAATGAGCATGTCCATAGCGACGGCGAAATCAGCGCAGCCTTGCTGGGGACGGACCTTGTCTTCGCCGATGGCCGCACCGGCGATGCGCTTGCGGCGCAGCTCAACGACGTCCAGGCGCTGGCGGATGCGTCGGCCAGCGACATCGAGGCGGCGGCGGACGATGGCGTGCTGTCGCGCAAGGAGAAGTCATCGGTCATCGTGCCGCGCGACGACACGCTGGAAAAGGCATGGGAGTTTCTGGACGGGCGCGCCGCCACTTTGTCCGGCTTTGCTTCCGTAGCGGCGGCGCGCGGCGTTGCATCCGATGCGCGCACTGCATGGCGCGTGTTCCGCGACGCGATCAGCCCGGCATGGAACAATTACGACCTGGACAGCGCGGTCAACCGCGTGCTGCTGGTCGGCAGGTTGAACGACTGGGATTACTCGCTCGACCAACTTGACGATGCCATCCGGCGCGCCGTGGCGGTGAACAACGTCAACCTCATCGCCTTTTCTGGCTTCGAGCAGAATGCCCGGAACTGGAGCGTTGGGGCAAGTGGATCAGTCACGATCGACGCGGGGTTTCCGCTCGTTGCGACCGATGCGATCGGACCATATTACCAGATGCAGGCCACATCATCTGGCGCGGGCGTCTATGGATTTTACTCGCCAATGTTCAATGTCGCGCCGGGCGCGCGATATGCGGCGCAGGTCGGTCTGGGCCAGGGTCAACCCGCGCTCGACCATTCAACGTTGAGCTTCCAGTTCTTCGATGGCAGCGGCACATATCTCAGCACTTCGCCGGACCTTGCCACGCTCGCTGGTGGTCAATCGACGAACACCAAGATGCGCGGGTTCTTTGTCGCCCCTGCTGGTGCAGTTCGTGCGCGCATGTTGGTCGATTCGTTCTCTAACGGGACTTCAGGGCTGATCCGCAGTCATCTGCGCGAACCGATGGTGTCCAGCGCGACCGCCGACCAAACCGAGTTTCCCAGCTATACGCCGGGCCGAGAGGATGGAGCGCAGGGTATTCCAGGCAATGATGGCCTGCCAGGAACGCCCGGCGCTGATGGCACATCAGCATACCGATGGGTCGCCTATGCCGACAGCCCGGACGGGACGTTGAACTTCACCACTGGCGCTCCTGGCGGGCGCACTTATCAAGGCACGGCCGACAACGAGTCGACCAGCGTGGAGAGCACCAACCCTGCTGATTACACGTGGTCTCAATATGTCGGTCCGCCCAACTTCGGCCTGGTCGCCAGCGCCGGGGCGATGGCGTCTGGCGCGAAAATTTACCGAACTGCGGCTTATAGTGGTGCGTGGGACGAGCAGGTTTATTCGAGCGAGAGCTTCAGAG